ACGATATATTCTTCAGGCGGTTTTCCTGAGAATACTCCTGTTTCAATTGGGATGCCGATGGGTTCAAGTAAGCTATTCAGATTTTTTAATAAACTCATAGTCTTTCAATCTCCTTATCCAATGCCTTTTCCATCGCCTCCACACAGGCTTTTCTTGTTGCTGACTTGGTCGGTTTCAACCAAGGTTTAGGGGGCTGACCTGATTTTCCATATTCCAGCACAGCAGCCTTCAGGGCGTTAGAAACCCCTTTGCTGTCCTTGGTTGTTGGAATCCCAACCCTTAGGTTCCAGTCACCTTTCGCATCTTGTACCGCCTTTGTGGTTTCAAGAGAAGCCACTAATTCTCCTGTAGACTGAGAGGGTTCTTTTGTACCCTGACCAATTCTCACCGCTAGATTGCTTTTAGCCTTCTGAACGACAGGTTCAGCACCCTTTTCTAGCACTCTTGGTACAATATCATCAAAGTGACGATTTAGTTTTGAGATTCTTTCCAAAAAGTCATCTGGCATTTTCACTCCTGCTCTTGCCATGAACTCACCCCTTTGACCCAGAGATGTTCTCAGCTAACACTTCTACATACATACCACGCTCTTTAATATCTTCAACACTTAAAATGTTGTATCGCTCATCATTACAGCGAAGGATTAATTCCGTGGTTAACTCTAATCCTCGAGGTTTTCTAAATCGAAAAAGAGAAGTCGCCTCAGAGAAGCTAGCCCGGTTTTTCCAGGCTTCACTTCCATGACGATTCTCTTTATAGGCCATCATGGAAGCTAAAAGTAGTTCATCTTTAGTAACAAAACCCTCAGCATCTTTGCTAGATTCTTCTTTAAATATCTCAATCCTGACATTCATTTTCCCTAAACTCATATGATCACGTCCTTATTGAGTCGAAGGAGCATATTGACCACATTCCACACTTGCTTACTCGCTTCTACATTGTCAGCAAAAAAGCCACCAGTACTACCATCCCGACTTTCATAAAAGTGAGAAGATAGCATGATGACTGCTTGTTCGGTAGTTGGATGCATTGGATTATCCTTATAAAAGCCATCCGGTTTCTTTTGATAACTTTCTGCATAGGAAACAGCGGCAGTGATGAAACCAGAAAGCAGAGTATCGTCTTCATCATGATTTAGAATAAGGTTTTGTTTCACCTTAGATAATAGCTCTTCCATCACTGCTCCCTCCCTTTATTATTCAGCGTTCATCAGGCCCGCTGATTTAAGTTTTGCTAACAGAGCGTTAAAATCGGTAACCAAGCTGGCAACATCTGCGGCTGTACTATCCGCTTGGCTAACGGCAGGCTTTGCCTCTGCGCCATTAAACAACAATTTGCCACCCTCAACAATATCTAGTGATCCGCCAATGACTGTTTTTTCCCCGCCTTGCTCGGTATAATTCTTAACATTACTCATTCACTATCACCTACGCTTTCTGTTGAAGTACTTTGATTGCTTCAGGAAGAATTAACTTTCCATCCACCCTTTGTGTTGCCTTAAATCCAACTTGGCCTGTTGCAGCATATAGCTCATTTAGTCTTTGGAAAGAACGCCCTTGTCTATCAGCTACCCAGTAATACCCGAAGTCCCCAAAAGCAATTGTCTTAGCTCCCGCTTCTACAGTTGGTACATAGGCGGAGGTTTTAACTGGACGATTAAGGATTGTATCAGGTTGACCCGCTTGGATCGAAGGCTGCCATAGGTACTGACCATTCCCATCTTTCAACTTTCGCATCAATTTAACAGTCGCATCATTCATGACAAAAATAGCCTTTTTGCGATAAGGCGACTTCAATGAGTAGAACAAATCCATAATCTCATCCACTGAAACAGCAGTTGCTGAAGTTCCAGTCACGCCAAGTTCTGCTCCACCAGTGGCATTAAAAATGCCAGTCGGTTTTCCGGTACCATCTCCAACAAAGAAAGCTTCTTCTTCTTTGGCACCAATCCGTCTGGCAAATTCTTTTGCAATATACGCTTCAAGATTAAACACACTATCATTTAAAAGTTCCTCGGACACTTTAATCATGGTAGCTAATTTATAAGCTCCAATCGAAACTTGTCCAAAGCTATCATCCGATTCAGGAATCAGTCCTTCTTCATCCACCCATGAAGCAGTTCCTTTTGAAGCAACCACCGGAATTTTACGGTCTCCTGAGGAAGTAGTAATAACCTTAGCTAATGAACGGAAGATATTTTCCTCTTCTAAGGATTCAATGAGTGTTCTTTCAAACTCATCTGGAGCAAGGTATCCACCTTCAGAGTCGGTTCCAATCTTCAAGGCATTCTGTACTTCATAGTTACTTTTATTTCTCATCGATTTCCAGAATGCTTCCATGTATTCATCGGTTGCTCGGCCTGTTTTTTGCCCCTCAGCACCCGTTGGCTTTGAAGTAATGGGCTGATTAATCGGTTTGGAAAGTTCTAAATCAATGGCTTGTTGTCTTTCCAATCGATCAATTTCCTTCCCAAGATTAACAACTTCTGCCTCCATCTTTTCATAAGTGGAAGTATCCTCAGCTGAGAGTATTCCATCTTCACCTCTTTTTGAATCAAGAAATGCCTTTGTTTGTTCCCATGCTTTTGCTCGTTTTTCACGTAGTTCTAATACTTTACTCATCCAAATCTCCTCCTTAGTATTTCAAGAGATCAAGTCTCTTGTCTAATATGTTGATATCTGTTCCAGTTTTCTTCTCTCTTTGCGGCAGTTTGTGTAAAAATGAATTCACAACAGCCATCTGACTATAGATGATTCCTTCCTCTGGTGAAGTTTTTTCACTTTCATTTGTGAATAGGATGCCATCCGCAAAGCCCAGCTCCATTGCCTTTTTTGAATTGAACCAACTTTCCGCATCCATCAAGTTTGAGAGCTTTGTCCTTGGTAGACCAGTTTTCAATTCATAAGCATTGATGATACTTTCCTTTACTTCACCCAACATCTGAATGGCTTTTTTCATTTCAGCTGTATCTCCAAAGGCAATCGTCATCGGATTATGAATCATCATCATCGAAACAGGCGACATCAGCACTTCCCCACCTGCCATTGCAATGACTGAGGCAGCACTAGCAGCAATTCCGTCAATCTTTACGGTCACATCCCCTTTATAATCCATGAGCATGTTATAAATTTGACTTGCTGCAAAAACGTCTCCACCTGGAGAATTAATCCAAACAGTGATATTTCCACCATCATTGTTTAGCTCTGATTTAAACTGTTTCGGTGTTACTTCATCGCCAAACCATGATTCTTCAGCAATAACTCCATCCAGATGGAGTGTCCTGCCGTCTTCGTTCTTGACCCAATTCCAAAACTTCTTCATGGCTTATCCCTCCTCATATTTTTCTGTCCACGCTCCGGCTTTTGACATATCAACAAAATTCCCGTTTACTAAATATTTGGATCCACCCTGTTCTTCTGGAATTAAGTTCATCTCTTCTAGTTCTCGGATGTCATTCGCCGACATTACTCCGTTTTGCCGCATGATTTGATAGAATTGAGCCCTTGATCCTGCATCTCCTCGGAGCCGTCCATTTAGATTAAATTTGATAAAGAACTCTTTCTTATCTGCCTCGCTTAGCAGGGCCTTCTTCATGGACTGTTCAATTCTTGTTACCCAAGGCATGATCGTATTATCGATAAAGCTAATTGATTGATGTTCAATATTGCTAAAAGTTGCTTTATCAAGATTGGCTACAAGGTGAGGCGGAACCCGAAAAATTCTACAAATCTCTTCTGTTTGAAACTTCCTTGTTTCCAAGAACTGTGCTTGTTCTGGCGGAATGCCGATGCTTTGAAATTTCATCCCTTCTTCAAGGACTGCAATCCGATGTGCATTGCTACTTCCTTGGTAAACCGCATTCCAGCTTTCTCGGATTTTCGAAGGATCCTTAACAACTCCCGGATGCTCCAAAACACCACCGGGGTTTGCTCCATTTGCGAAGAACTTTGCTCCATACTCTTCTGTTGCTAGGGCCATTCCAATCGCATTTTTAGCCATAGCAATCGGTGAATATCCAACAAGCCCGTCAAACCCAAGGCCAGGAATATGAAGCACTTCTTCCCTTCGAAGGATGACCGAACCCGTGTCTTTCCGATATTCATAGAAAAGTTCCCCGGTAGAAGTTCTGTCCACTACCATCCTGTCTGGAAGTAAAGGATAAAGGGAAAGTACATTGCCCCTGCCATCTCGAATGATCTGTGCATAAGCATTTCCCCATAATAAAAGATGACTCATCAGTGTTTCTCTAAACACAAACGAAGTCATCTCGGCATTTGGCTCATCATGGAGTTTATAATATAAACTGTTATCTACTGCTTTTTCCTTCCCTTTATCAGTATATCTGTACAGATGTAGCGGAAGACTTGCGATGGTTTCTGCTAGAATTCGTACACAAGCATAAACTGCAGTAGTCTGCATCGCCGTTCTTTCATTGACTGTTTTTCCACTAGTTGTGCCACCAAAGAAGAAGCTGTAAGTACTTCCTAAAAAGTTATTTTTTGGACCATCTCTTGATTGAAAAAGTCTTGATAAAATCGGAATTCTTATGGTGTCCACCTCCTAAAAGAGCATAGAAAAAGCACCTGATATTAACAGATGCTCTAATTATGAATTAAATTATGCCTCTTTATTAACTATTGAACAGATACTCGAAACAGCATTAAACAGCCTTAAGCAATCTATTTCAGTTAAATTATATTCAGATCTACCATGTAATAGCCAATGCCTATTAATGAAAGATGGTTCAGCATTACTGAAGTCAGACTTTTCATATAGCTTCCTAACGAAATTATTATATGAATGCCAAACATGTTTCTCTATAATGCTATCCTCTTCTTCTATCGAATCAACTTGTGTTTGGCAAACCTTCATCATTCTTACATTAGATTTATCTGGGTAAAATGTAGATAGAATACCCTCTATGACTGTAATTAGTGTTATGGAAGTAATAATATATTTTTTACTTTCATATGCAAATACACATTCTTTAATGGCAGTTTTAAATTTTTCATCAATTTTGGAACTTAAGATGCCTTCCATCAATCCCTTAAAATTACGGCTTTCATCTACTGTAAAATACAAATGAAAAAACTGATCAATATCTTTTATTTCATCAGTCTGCCCTAATACTTTAATCGGATATATTGCCATTTCAGTTGGAAGTGTCCATCCAGTTTTATCAATTTTCGCTATAACAATATCCAAGGTTTTTGAAAACTGCTCTGACATTTCTTCTGCATCTTGTTTCACTTTTTCTTTAAAATTGGCCTGTATTTTCAAACGTTGCTCTTCAGTTAATTTACTAAGAATATCATTAATTTTTTTTGACATGTCACAACCCCCTCTCCCAATATTATCTTAATTACTACTGTAGCTGATAGTAAAATAATAAGTGTTAATCCTTGCACAAAATTTCGGAATATTAATTAATGTTACTCTTATAGAATCAATATCCCTCGACCATCATAAACACTCTCTCTATTTTCATTCCTGATTGCCCTATCCAGTGCCATAATTAAAGCAACAGCTCCATCAATACGTTCTGTACTTTTCTCTTTATCTGGCTTGATGTTTCCTGCAGGGTCGGTTTTGACAAAGATGTTATCCATCATCCATCTTAAAACAGGATTTCCACCGTGGACGATTCTTTTCTCAAGGGTTATTTTCATCAGTTCTTTTGATGCCGGGGACATATCTTTATAACCTTGTCCAAATGGAACAACAGTAAAGCCCATGCCTTCAAGGTTCTGCACCATCTGTACAGCGCCCCATCTGTCAAAGGCAATTTCTTTAATGTTGTACTTTGTTCCTAGCTCTTCAATAAAAGCTTCAATGAATCCGTAATGTACGACATTCCCTTCTGTCGTTTTGATATAGCCTTGCTGTTCCCAAATATCATAAGGAACGTGGTCTCTCCTCACCCTTACCTTCAGATTTTCATCTGGTATCCAGAAGTATGGAAGTACAATGAATTTTTCATCTTCTGTTCTTGGTGGGAAAACCAATACAAAAGCGGTGATATCCGTTGTACTTGAAAGGTCTAGCCCAGCAAAGCATTCTCTTCCACGAAGGCTGTCGAGATCAACCGGCTCATCACAAGCATCCCATTTCTCCATTTGCATCCAACGGGTCGATTGTTTCACCCATTGATTCAGTCTCAGCTGTCTGAATATGTTTTCTTCCGCTGGATTTTCCTTTGCACTAATAAACGCATTTCTTACTTTCTCTATATCAATGGTATGGTCCAATGATGGATTGGCCTTATACCAGTTCTTTTCATTAGTCCAATCATCGTTGTCTTTGATACCGTAAATAACTGGATAAAAAGTAGGATCAATCTTTCTTCCCTCAATGATATCTACCGCTTTTTGATGGACTTCATAACAAATGGAATTTCGATCGGTTCCCGCTGTCGTGATTAAAAAGAATAATGGCTGAAGTCGAGCATCCCCAGAACCTTTTGTCATAACATCAAACAATTCTCGGTTTGGTTGAGCATGTAATTCGTCAAAGACAACCGAGTGAACATTCAGACCGTGTTTCGTGTATGCTTCAGCGGATAATACTTGATAAAAACTATTGGTAGGTTTATAGACTAACCGCTTCATTGACATGACAGGTTTGAATCTTTTCCTAAGGGCTGGCGACTGATCCACCATCTCCACCGCAACGTCAAAAACAATCGAGGCCTGTTGCCGGTCAGAAGCACAACCATAAACCTCCGCTCCCCACTCACCATCAGCACAGGTCATTAATAAAGCGACAGCAGCGGCAATTTCACTTTTTCCATTTTTCTTGGGTATTTCAATATAAGCTGTATTGTATTGCCGATAGCCATTCTCTTTGACCGTACCAAATACGTCTCGGATGATTTTGTCCTGCCAAGGCAGAAGGTCGAAAGGAACCCCTCGCCACTGACCTTTTGTATGCTTTAAGCAGTTGATAAAGTTAACGGCATGCTGAGCCTTTTCCTCGTCATACACCTTTACCACCACCTTGAAAGAGCATAAATTCCATCGGGTCTTCTGCATCGCTTGGTTTGTCCGCCGCAATTCTAGTTCGTGAAGAAGGAGTTAACCCGAACTGCTCACAGAACCGATTCATGATTTTTAAATAGCTCTGCGCAATGGAAACCTGCGGCACCTGTTGCCAATATCCTGAAGGGGTTTTGACAATGGTTCCATGCTTGGTAATAAACTCTTCAGCTTCTTTCCATCTGGCATAGGCTTGGCAATATCCTGCAAAGGCAGCCATATCTACTTCAGTCAGGATTCCTAATTGCTCTAGTTGCTTGACCATTCTTCGCCACTCTTTCTTGGCTTCTGGTTCCAACCAAGAAGGGCATCTTGGTGCTTTCTTTTCAGGCTTTGGTTCCTTCTGATTCAGGTCTCGCTTCCCTGGGTTGCCTTCTAATGCCTTCAGTGCTGTAGGCTTTGGTTTCCTTCCACGTTGAGCCACAGGCGCCACCTCCTTTCAAATTTGGCATAAGAAAAGAGCCTACCTCCTGATAGACTCCAATTGATTCATTCCCTTAGTTCTTCCATATTTCCATCTTGAATTCTCCTTCAAAAACCATCCAGCGTATTTCCCCATTCTCAAGTTGTAGAACTAGCATTCCCGGCAAAAGATACATCTCATTTTCTTGGTATCCCGCTTCTTTCAATTCTCGCTTTTGCTGAAGTAAAAGTTCCATCCCTCTCACTGCATCAACATTACCTTGCAACATTTGAACCATATCTCTGGTCATTCAAACAACCTCCCTGTGTTTTGGTATGTCTATACATCACTCTAAACACAGGGATTATCAAGTTAATTATCGCCTTTAATGCCTTTATAATTGTAGTTGCCCTTCTTAATTTCCTTATGTTCAGCTTCGACCGCCTCACCGTAATCGGCCCGCTTGGATTCCTTATCCTTGCAGCTTAAGCAAATGCAATCGGTATTGTACATGGACATAATCCGTCCACCTTTTAAACTGCCACCACAGCGATCACAATGTGTTTGTGTAAAAAATTTATCCATCATGCTTCACCTCAGAACTGTACTTCTTCCTTGTTTCCTCAATGAATGTTTCAAGGACGCTAGCATTCGGATCAAAGTCCTCTTCACTGTTCCAAAATTGGTCCAAATCCTCTAGCAAGTTGAGAATGTTAAGAACCGCTTCTTTAGCACCCGCTTCGCCAAGGACGACCTCTTTTTCAATGATGGTTGCCTTAAGTCCCTGAATCATGGCTTGATAGATTCGCTCATTCACTTGGTTCCCCCACCTTCCTAAAGGCTCCGCTCCCTTCAAGGTTTTGCAGTAGCATCTTTCTTGTCATTTTGTACTCAGGGCCATTCATTCCAAGTCGAATCAGCCAAGTCCTGAATGCATATTTCGGATTGTCATCCTGTGCTCGTTTGAAGGTTGCTCGCTTTTGCTTTTTGGCATTTTGGTTGATGAATGCTGCGAGGTCTTGAAAGGCTGTAATTTTCTCTGAATCCAAGTTTTGCGCTGCTAGTTTGATAGTGAATGTTTCTTTTTCAAAATCAAAAGCTACGCCTGGGACCCTCTCAACTCCAAGTTCATCAAGTGCCTTCTTAAACTCTTCAATTGCGCTCGTTTCCTTCTCACCCAAATCCTGCGGAAAGGTTTCATCCATCAGCGGCTTGGTTGTTTCAAAAGCCATCATGATCAGGTGCTGCTTACTATAAAGCATGTTTACTAGATTTCTTAATGTGTTTCCAGTGTGGCCCTCAAGCGGGAGCGTTACCTCAATTCCATCCAAATCAAGAACCGCTGGCTGTTCCTCACCTGCTTCTTTTTCAGGCTCTGGCGGACTAGTTATTTCTTCAAAGGTTTTTACTTCTCCAGCTAAGTTTCTAATCGTGCCCTGCCTGTCAATGGTGTAGGTTTCATCCTCTGTTATGATTTCGTAGGCAAAGGTTGGAACGTTTAGGTACTTTGGTTTCACTCCTAAAAATTCTCCTAGCTTTTTGACCATTTCTTTTCGATCCATCTTTACTACCTCCTATGTTTTGGTGTAGTACATATATCACTCTAAACACAAGTAATAGCAAGTCATTCCTGACCAAAATGCGTATATTTATAGTTCAATAGAAAAAGGCCCGTTAAGGCCCCACTCTAGTCATTTTCAATTGCTGTGT